GACTTGATTTAAATCTTTGTCAGTGGAAGCTAGAATACTATTAGAATCCATCAAGATACTCAAGAGGTCATCAGCTTCCAACACGTCCTCTTGGGCTATCTCAAAGTAATAACTAAGGGAATTTTTCAGGTCCCCAAGGAGCACTGGGGGTTCAACTTTACGTCTAGCAAGCTTGTATTCTCCTAGCTCTTTTCTAAAGTTCTTACTCCCGGTTAAGCATAGTACCTCGCTGGTAGCCCCCGTGGCAACCTTGAGGTCCTCTACAAAGTCCCTTAAATCATTCACAGCGTCCTCCAAATTGTCAACCACAAGTTTACCAAAAGCTTCTTTTTGATGTCTAAAAGCCATCCTGTATACAAGTATATCTGCGTCAATCAAGAGTTTCATTTAGTCAACACCTCTTTTTGAAGTTTTTATAAAATCCACAATAATTTCTAAGTGGTATGCAATATTACTCCAGTTGTCCATAAGTCTCTTAAGGTCTCGATAGCTTTCCGGAGCATAAAAAGGCAAGTTAATTTGAACCTTTGAGTCAAATTGCCGCAGCTCCCACCCATAGAAATAATCATAGTCTATATCTGCTTGCCCTTCTAGTACCCAATCATCAGTTAGGAGAATCTTGCAGTGTACATAGGGCGTCAAAGGATTATCTACATCTTCGTATTTAATTTTAAAATTCTCTGGAACAATTTTTCTTAACTCTGGTATTAGTTTTTCCAAAGCTTTTCGTTTGTCTATGGTCTCAATCTCCATAATAACACCTCCTAAAATTTTAGATATATACTCCTCCAAAAACCTCAACGCTATGCCCTCTATTTTGCCCAGGATGAATTTTTATATACATTTTTATTGCCCAACATTTCTTGTTTATAAACAATAGATAACTCATTTCCATCAATTACTTTTTTCGCTAATCCCATAGTTACTCACTCTCCTCTCTTTTTACCTTTCGGCAGTGAGGTATACATAAGTTTTCCATAGTTACAACTTAGCGCCCCCTGTGTAATTCTCAAAGATTTCTGGTTCTGCGCTTAGAACAACTATAGAGTCCCTGAGTTCCTTTGTGTTAAACTCAGAGTCATCTTTAGGCATCTCAGGGTTTTCTCGGTAGTCTAAGGGTATCAAGGAGACTTGTCTTAACTCTGGGGACTCTAGTAGCTTATCTTTGTCCTCTTGGAGTAATACAAGTGAACTCAGGGTTGCCCCAATGAGTCTAGAACTCTCTAGGACATATATTAAGTCTCTCACGGTATACACTGGTTCATAATCTTGGTCTAACGGAAAGGGACTTAGGGTAATCCTGGGAATACCAGAGGAACCCTTGGAATACAAAACTTCGTTAATGGAAAGGAGAAGGGGCCCATCGGGACCCCCTGTATTTATTTTGACCTCAGAATTTGGAAAAAGTTCAATAAGTTCTGTAAGTAGCTCCCTAATTGTCATCTTATCCCTCCTTAAGTTAGAGCCCTAAAAAGAACACCTTGTAGAATCCATTAATCATCTTTAAGACCTCCTTGGGTTTCCTCATAGGACCCAGTTATTTCATTTCGGAGCCTTATAATGTCAGCTATTAGGTCATCGGGTTTCCAAAGTCTAACTTTGTGTTCCTTTGGGTCCCAATGGTTCTCGTCTAGTATAAAGGCAAACCTAGCGTTCAGCAAAGCATCATCAGCCGTAAGACCTTTGGACTCATAAAGTTTCACTATTTCTCCCCACAAAGTATAAGCTAAGAAAGTAGGAGACGTGTTGAAATCCCTAAATGCAACATCAAGGTCTTCCCAAAGTTCCTCCACGAATCTTTTGGCTTTCTTTTGCCCAAACCCAGGAACTCCGCTGTATCCATCTCCGGGGTCCCCAGAGATAACCTGCTGCAAGAAAAACTTAAAGCCATCTTCAGGGGACACAGTGTACCTCTGGTTCTTAGACCAGTTCAGGTGTTCCCCAGGGACTTGATTTAAATCTTTGTCAGTGGAAGCTAGAATACTATTAGAATCCATCAAGATACTCAAGAGGTCATCAGCTTCCAACACGTCCTCTTGGGCTATCTCAAAGTAATAACTAAGGGAATT